GGTGCAACTTCTGCTGTTGGCTCCGCGTCCGCTGTTGGAATTAGAGCAACATACTCCATAACTGTATACAATCCGGGTGGCGGGAATGTTTATTATCAAGATGGGTCACAGCCCGGCGGTGCTGGTAGAGATGTTTACGAAGGAAGCACATATCGTTACGATCAGTCAGATAACACAAACTCAGGACACCCACTACGCTTCTCAACGACAGCAGATGGAACGCATGGTGGCGGCGTAGAATACACAACAGGAGTAACCTATGTGGGAACTCCGGGGGATGCTGGGGCGTACACTCAGATAACGGTGGCTTCTGGAGCGCCAACATTGTACACTTACTGTAGCGTACACAGCGGAATGGGCTACAAAGTTAATACTTTAACGGAATAGGAGATTAACAATCATGGACAAAAAGAACCTTAAACCAGTCCCAGAAGAGAAGGAGACAAGCCTTGGTAAGTTGCCCACAAAAGTTCGCAATAGAATAGGATTTCAGGCTAGTGGCGGTAAAGTTAAAAAGATGGGCATGGGCGGTAAGTGCCGTGGTATGGGCGCAGCAACCCGTGGTGGCGCGTTTACTAGAAATGGATAAGTAGATGAATTACGCTGAGTTGTTACAGCTTATACAGGATTACACGGAAAACGATGAAACGTCTTTCGTGACTAATATCCCTACGTTTGTGCGACAGACAGAAGAGCTGGTGCATCGCACAGTAATGATTCCAGAGCTTCGCAAGAACGTGACAGCAAACTTGGATAATGCAAATCCTTACATGGCTAGACCCTCAGACTTCTTGGCACCGTTCTCATTTGCCGTGGTGGATAGTGATAACAATTACACATTCTTAATTGAAAAGGATGTAAACTTTATTAGAGAAGCATACCCAGATCAGACATCTACTGGTACACCTAAGTACTATTCTGAGTTTGATGGTGACTTCACATCAACAGGGTCTCCGGGTAATTTCATTTTAGGGCCAACACCTAATTCTGATTATTTAGTTCAATTGCACTATTACTATGATCCACCTTCAATTGTGACATCTAGTACGTCTTGGCTTGGAGATAATGCTGAAGAAGTATTGTTGTACGGCAGTTTGGTAAATGCATATGTTTATATGAAAGGCGAGGCTGATGTCCTTGCCATGTACAAAGAAAGATACGATAACGCTTTACGTCGCTTGATGGTATTAGGAGAAGGCAGATTGAAGCGTGATAGCTATCGTGATGGCGAACCAAGGTTAGATATGTAATGTTTAAAATTAATTTAAATGTACCACGTGATGAAAAAGTTGTGTTAGTCAACACGACAGAGAAACGTGGATTATCCCCAGAAGAACTTTCTGAGCAATGCGTTCAGAAAATAGTGTCGGTTTCTGATCAGGCTCCCCCTGCTATTAGAGATCAGGCTCGTGCTTTCTCTAAGCACGTTGAAACGCTTGTTGCGTATTATATGCGACAGGCTATTCGCAGTGACCGTACAACAGTGTGTAACGCACTAATTGATGCGGGGCATCCCCAACTGGCTGAACTCATAAGGAGACTTTAACATGGCCTTTACTGGAAACTTTATGTGTACGTCGTTCAAGTCGGAACTTATGACAGCGACACACAACTTCACAAACTCAACAGGTAATACTTTCAAGTTAGCCCTGTATGATAACAACGCTTCTTTCACAGCGGCAACAACAGCTTATACAGCAACTGACGAAGTTGGTGATTCAGGCTCATACGCTGCTGGCGGCGGTGCGTTGACCAATGTTACACCAACAACTTCTGGTACAACTGGATTCACAGATTTTGCAGATATCACGTTTACTTCTGCAACAATCACTGCTCGTGGTGCGTTAATCTATAATGATACCGCATCGGGCGATCCGACTGTAGTTGTTCTGGACTTCGGTGCAGATAAGACATCTACATCTGGTGATTTCCAAGTTGTATTCCCAACGGCTGACGCGAGTAACGCTATTATCCGTATCGCCTAAACTCTTACTAGGAGTGACGGCCTATGGCGGATGCCAGAGTAATATTTACAGGTTGGGGCCGAAGTAGTTGGAGTAGCGGTACTTGGAGTAATCCAGCCGTTACCCTTCCTTCGGCTGCTGGTCAGGTAGGCACTGTCACGGTTGTTGGCAATGCCCCAAATATTGCTGTCACTGGTCTTGGCGCAGTTACTGGCGTTAGCAGTGTTTCTGTTGAGGGAGCAGCTACTGTTCCAAGTACAGGCATTGCTGCTACTGGTGGTATTGGCGATGTAAGTATTATTACTGGCGCAGTTGTTTCACCCACGGGTGTTGAAGGCACGACAGCTATTGGCTCTGTTATTGCATCTATCCCCGGAGAGGCTGCTGTTCTTGGTCTATCCTCAACTTCAGCGGTTGGCTCTGTAACGGCTACGGGTACAGCTAGTGTTACTCCAGCAGGTCTTGCCGCCACAGGTGAGGTTGGTGGGTTGCCTACACAACCTATTGGTCAAGAGGCTACGGGCGCTGTAGGTGTTGTATCTATCAATGGTACGGTTAATGCTGTTCTTACAGGTTTAGAAGGCACGAGTGCTGTAGGGTCTGTAACTGTATCTGGTGATGCTCCTAGTATTCCTGTCACGGGTATCGCTGCCACAAGTAGCGTTGGTTCAGTTACTGTGGTTGAGGGCGCTGGTGTAGGAATTAATGTCACTGGTCTTTCTAGCACATCTTCTGTTAATTCGGTTACTGCCACAGGTGGAGTAGATGCCGTTGTCACAGGGCTTGCAGCAACAAGTGCATTGAATGGAGTTACTGCTACAGGACTGGCAAGCGTTCCAGTCACAGGTCTTGAAGCCACAGGTATTGTAAACGGACTTCCTCAAGATGTTACTGTTTTCTTAACTGCGGCTGATGCCTCGGGTTGGAGTCGTAGTTCTTGGAGTTCAGGAGCTTGGAGTCAGCCTGTAGCTACCGATCTTGGCATGTCAGGTAGTGTTGGCGCTGTAACAGTAGATTTATTAATTCAAGTCCCAGTTACAGGGTTAGAGGTGACAACTGGCGTAGGTTCTGTTAGTATCGCCACAGGTACGGGAATTGATGTCCCAGTTACAGGGGTAGAAGCGACTGGATTGATAGGGCCAAGAGGAGTAACAGTTTGGGGTAGAATAGTTCCAAGTGAAACAGCAACATGGACAAGGATTGCACCAAGCACAACAACAGAGTATAATGAAATTAGACCTTAACGGAGATTAATGTTTCATGGCTAGTACATATACAACAAATACAGGTATTGAGCTGATTGCTAATGGCGAACAGTCTGGCACATGGGGCGATACCACAAATACAAATTTACAAATTATTGATCGTTTAACAAACGGCGTTGGTTCTATAACTCTTTCGGGAACGACGCACACACTTACTACTACAGATGGATCTCTCTCTGATGGTCAGTACAGAGTTTTATTATTGGCGGGGTCTCCTTCGGGAACAAACACCATCACGGTGACTCCAAACGATCAGACCAAACTATTTTTTGTTAAAAATGGATCAGGACAAAGTGCGGTTTTTTCTCAGGGTTCTGGTGCAAATGTTACGATACCTAACGGCGAAAGCGCGATTATATATTGTGATGGCGCAGGATCGGGCGCAGCAGTAGTTAATTTATCTGCTACCTTTGACCTTACAACATTTTTGGAAGCGTCAAACAATCTATCAGATGTTGCGAATGCAGGAACATCTAGAACAAATTTAGGGGTTGCGATTGGGTCAGATGTTTTGGCTTACGACGCAAACCTACAGAGTTTTGTAACGGCTCTTACTTTACCTACGTCCGATGGGACAAATGGGCAGGCGTTGGTTACAAATGGTAGTGGTACTATTAGTTTTGGTAGTGCTGGAATTGGAACTGGTAAAGCCATAGCTATGGCAATCGTGTTTGGCTAAAGGAGAAAACAAATGGCTGCACCGAATATTGTAAATGTAAGCTCAATACTAGGAAAAACAGATCAGTATGCACTTACAACAACATCACAGACTACAATTTTAAACAACGCAGCATCGAGTGATAATGTTCTGAAAGTGAACATGATCCAAATTGCAAATGTAGACGGAACAAACGCTTGTGACATAACTATAGATGTACACAGTGCAGATGACGGAGCAGGTACAGCCTTTTCGCTTGTATCTACTGTGTCAGTCCCTGCGGATGCGTCGTTAATTGTGGTAGATAAAAACACAGCGATATACTTAGAAGAAGATATGTCAATCACAGCAACTGCTGGTACGGCAAGCGATCTTGAAGTTGTTATAAGTTACGAGCAAATCACCGACTAATAGGAGTCGCACATGGCTAAAGGTAGAGGCGGCTTTATAGGTCAAGACGGGCTGAACGCACCAGACAGCCCTACAGGTGTTAGTGGTACGGCAGGTGACACGCAAGCGACAGTAAGCTTTACAGCGCCAACCGATGTAGGTGGTTCTGCTATTACTGGGTACAGAGTGCAAGATGGTACTAATGCGCATGGTGCATCAGGATCTTATTCTCCAATTACGGTTACAGGTCTTTCTAACGGCACAAGCTACACGTTTAACGTCTGGGCGATCAATACGTTTGGTTATTCTGCGCCTAGTGATGCGAGTGGAAGTGTTAGTCCTGTCGCCCCACCAAGGGTGGCAATGGTAGGCGGTCGTGACGCAAGTAGTAATATTGAAAATTCAATACAATACTTTGTGATAACAACAACGGGAAATGCTAGTGACTTCGGTGATCTAACGGGTCTTGCATATGCGCCATCTAGTGGATCAGCAGGAAGTATAACAAGATCACTGCGTAGTGCTGGCAGCACAAACGCTGTTGACGCTGGTGTTACGAATGTTATTGATTATGTTGATTTAGCTACAACTGGCAACGCTACAGACTTTGGTGACCTTTCAACTTCAAGACAATCAAGTCAGCAATGTTCAAGTGGGACAAGGGCTGTCATAGGGTATGGCACAAATTCAAGCGGCTCAAACACCACTGCTTTAGAATATGTAACAATATCGTCTACTGGCAATGCGACTAGCTTTGGAACGGGTGTTGCTGCGGGCCATGCAAACGGTGCTGCCTGTGGTTCTTCAACGCGAGGAATTTTTAGCGGTCAGGGCGTTATTGATTATATTACGATTGCCTCAACTGGTAATTCAACTGACTTCGGTGACGATTTAGTAGGTGGTTTTGAGCGTGCTTGGTTTGGTGGGGCTTCTAGTGGAACTAGAGGTTTATTTGCAGGTGGTTACGCTGGATCAGACTATCAAAATGAAATTACATATATAACGATTGCTTCAACTGGAAATGCGACAGACTTCGGAGACTTAACCGTTGGTAGAAATAGCTTGTCTGGGGCATCAGGGAATGACAGAGCCGTATTTATGGGCGGTTATGCAAGCAGTGGATATTCTAACGTAATTGATTACGTCACAATTACATCAACGGGTAATGCCACAGACTTTGGAGATTTAGATAACACACTAGGCCAATGGCGTAGTGGGCAAATGGCTACTGCTCACGGAGGACTTCAATAATGCCCAATTATCAAGGTGTATGGTCACTCTCAACGCAGTATCAGAATAGAACAGGTTGGCCTGTGCAGCCTCTTTATGGGGACATAGGAATAATAGGCGGTGGAACGTCTAACGAAATACAATATGTGCAAATATCCACTTTAGGAGATAGTGCGGATTTTGGCGATTTGACGGCGAACCGTAGCTTGATGGGGACAGCATCATCATCAACGCGAGGCTTGTTTTTTGGGGGTAATGGCAACTCAAATATTGACTATATTACAATCAGAAGTCGTGGCAACGCTGCCAACTTTGGTTCGTTAAGCACAGGGTCAGGCGGTGACGCTGGTGTGTCCAATGAAACAAGAGCAGTAACAACCGTATCGCAGAGCAATTCAAATCGTTTAGAGTATGTGACAATAGCAACGCTAGGCAATACAACGGATTTTGGTGATCGCACCGTAAGTGTTCAATTTTCCCACGGTTGCTGTAGTTCAACGCGAGGCGTGTTTGCTGGTGGTAGTGCTGTCACCAGCACAAATGTGATAGATTACATTACTATAGCATCAGCAGGAAACGCGTCTGACTTTGGTGACTTGACACTAGATAGAAGCTTGAATGGGTCAGGTGTTGTTAGCTCATCAACTAGGTCAGTATTTATGGGCGGAGATACTGGCTCTGGCTCAAATGTTATAGATTATGTGACAACTGCAACAACAGGTAACGCAAGTGACTTCGGTGATATGATAGGAACACGGCGTTATGGCGGCGGCGGTATGTCAAATGCCACTAGAGGACTTAAAGCTGGTGGTTTTGGTGTATCCGCTACAACTAGCGAAATAGATTATATTACCATAGCAACAACGGGCAATTCATCCGATTTTGGCGACTTAACTGTTGGCGCAGGTTATCGGGCTGGCCTATCCAACGCCCACGGAGGACTTCAATAATGCCTAAACGTTATCTAGGAAACATTATAACTGATACTCCGACAGAGCCGACAGATAACTATGGTTCTACATCGGCGCATGGCGTGTGGTCACTTGCGGAAGCTGAAAGATATACGGCGGCAGGGCTGTGGCCTACGGCAGGTAATGTAAATCCGATTGCTTTAACAACAACTGCTAGAGATTTGGATGCACTTAGAATACGTACAATTGATCAGATTTCTATCACTACTACAGGAAACGCTACAGATTTTGGTGGAGAGACATTAAGCACTGGTGATTTTAACTGTGCAGGGTTTAGCGATAGTGTAAAACGGTTTGAGGCAGGTGGTGCTAGTGTTAATGTGATACAAACTCTTAACTATTCATCGGGTTCAAGTTCTGTAGATTTTGGAGATTTAACAGTAGCGCGAGGTGAGGTTGGCGGTTATTCAAATTCAACGCGTGGCATTATTGGCGGCAGTGCTGGAGGCGTTTCCGGCATCGGTACGATTGATTACGTTACTATGGCAAGTGCGGGTAATGCTATTGATTTTGGCGATATGTCTGGGGCGGATAGAAACCAACAATGTCGCGCAGCGGGTTCACAAACAAGAGCTATTTTTGGCGGTTTTGAATCTCAGAAAAAAAAGACTGATTATATAACGCCTTCGACAACAGGGAACGCCACAAATTACGGCGACCTAACAAACGACCATAACAATGCCTTTGTAGGAGCTAGCCTGACTAGAATAATCATAGCAGGTCGATATACCAGTGGGTCTGATCATATCGAATACAACACTATTTCATCTACTGGGTCATTTTCGTCTTTTGGGTCGTTATCAGTTGCAAAAGGTTGGGGTGGCACAGCCTGTAATTCTACGCGAATGGTAATGATGGGTGGCACACACTCTGGCGATGAGCAAAATGATATTTCATATGTCACAATAGCATCAACTGGAAATGATACTGATTTTGGTGATTTAACAGCGAAAAAATCAGCTATGGCGGCAGGCGCTCCAAGCACACCGTCGGTAACTGGATAGGGAGAAAAGCAGTGCCAAAAGATACGACAACAGAACTAACGTCAATAACACCAGACATTAACATTCAGCTTCCGGCGGCAAAGCCAGAGTATAAGTCTATGTTGGCGAATATACAGGACAAAGCCCCTGCAATCGCACAGGCATCTAGTAACTTCTTTAAGTCTCACTCACAGATGATGAGCGTTACATTAGACGTTACAGCTATTACACCGATCCGTTCTATCAAGCATAGCTTGGCTGAGATTGAAAAGACTAAGTCAGCCTTGCAAGAGGGCTACTTTCGCATGAAGAAGGAAGAAGTAAAGCTCAAAAAGCTAGAACGTAAGCTGTCAAAAGAGACAGATGATCTTGAACGTGAAATGCTTGAGGTGAAGATTAACGAAAAGCAAGCACAAGCGGCAAGCTCTCGTGGATATGTAGAAGGTGCAGTAAGAAAGCTAAACTTCTTTACCAATCAGTATGACAATCTGATGAAGAAGATCGGCAAGGATGAGCTTACTGAAGAGGATTATGAGTTAGAAGAAGTTAAATACCATATTATGACGTGCATGAAGCAAGCACTTAACAGCGCAAGGCCGCGTAATGGTGTGATTGATGAAGGCAATATGATTTATCTTTTTGATCTTGGCATTAATGCAGCGCAAGCCCAAGCGGAAGTGTTTGCATATTTGCAGTGGGAGAACGAGATTATCAAAGAGGGCAAAGCACCAGAACACCATCATACGGTGCAATGGCTTGAGGCGTGTGCAGAGAAATGGGCGCATTGTCCAAGTGACTTTGCTAACAGTCGTGGTTTTGATATACTAGATAAAACATCGTTAACGAATACCCCACAGCTAGAGGATAAGAAAAATGGCACACAAAGTAGTAAAGTACAGACTAGAAAGTGACGGCACAATACCAACTTGGTTAAAGTTTGGTGTGTCACAGTCAACAGGTGGTATGTATGCAGTTGCAGATAGTGGTACAGCTAGTCCACAAGATTGGATTATGATTGGCATCTCTGCTGATGGCGCAGATACTTCTGGTGCAATTGAGGAAATAACATCTAAAGATAATCTACAGACATATCTTGCTGCACAAGCTTCAGCAAATAGTTGGACTGACCCAGACCCAGATGATCCTGACGCAACGGTTGCTTTCGACGCTGCTGCTCACGCTCAACGTGTTTGGGATGATTTAGACGCATTGAACGCATAAGTTCAATTGAACTAATTAGGAAATGGGATGCCACTACAAAAACTCCAGTTTCAACCGGGAATAAACAGGGAGACAACTTCATATACAAATGAAGGGGGTTGGTTTGATGGTGATAAGGTTCGTTTTCGACAGGGATTTCCAGAGAAGATTGGTGGTTGGGAGAAGCTAGGGTCTAAGTCTTTCTTGGGTTCTTGTCGTGCGTTATGGCCTTGGCGAACTCTAAACCTAGATACCTTTCTTGGGGTTGGCACTCACCTAAAATATTACATCGAGTCTGGTGAAGGTTACTATGACATAACCCCTACACGAGCCACAACGAGTGCAGGTGATGTAACCTTTGCCGCTACGAATGGTTCTTCTACACTTACTGTTTCTGATCCTAGTCACGATGCGGTGGTCAACGATTTCGTCACGTTTAGTGGGGCAGCAACTTTAGGCGGAAATATAACCGCAGCGGTTTTGGATCAAGAATATCAAATTAACGAGATTGTAGACTCCTCCACATATAAGATTATTGCTCGTGCTGCTGGTTCATTAGACAGTATTACAGACGACGGTCAGTACTCTCCAACTCCTGTTGTGGCGAATGCATCTGATACAGGTAACGGAGGATCGTCGGTTGTCGGCGAATATGAGATTAATGTTGGTTTAGACACGTCCGTCACAGGTAGTGGTTGGGGTGCAGGTGCATGGGCAAGAGGGACGTGGGGTTCTGCTGCGACTGTTGATCTTGTTACAGATACACTGCGTATTTGGACGCATGACAACTTTGGCGAAGACCTTATCATCAACGTGATGAACGGTGGTATCTACTACTGGGATGCGTCGGCAGTGAATGCTTTAACAAATCCAGCAGTTGCTATAAGTGATCTAGCTGGTGCCGATTTAGCTCCGACCATAGCTAAAAAGGTTATCGTTTCAGATGTTGACAGGCATGTCATTGCTTTTGGTTGTGATCCACTGGATAATATAGGGACTCAAGACCCACTGCTTATACGCTTTTCAGATCAAGAGAATGTCACAGATTGGCGACCTACGACGACGAACACAGCAGGTGATCTGCGTTTAGGCTCTGGTTCAAAGATTGTTACAGCTATCGAAACTAGACAGCAGATTCTAGTCTTTACAGATGTATCTCTCCACGCGATGCAGTATATCGGCCCACCGTTTACCTTTGGGATCAATATGATCTCAGAGAATGTAACTATTCGGAGTCCAATCTCTGTAGCTGCGGTTGAAGATACCGTATACTGGATGGGTAAAAACGAGTTCTACGTTTACAATGGTGGGGTACAAACACTGCCTTGTTCAGTACGTGACTATGTATTCTCAAATTTTAATGCGGTTCAGGCAGAGAAATGTTTTGCTGCGGTAAACTCTTCATTCTCAGAAATCTGGTGGTTCTATCCATCAGCAAGCTCAGACAATAACGATAGATATGTAGTCTATAACTACCTACAAAACATCTGGTACTACGGGAATCTAACACGAACAGCATGGGTAGACCGTGGTGTCGAAGAAAATCCAATTGCTGCGGGGCGTGATGGATACTTGTACAACCATGAAGTCGGCTTCGATGACGGAAGCACTACACCTGCATCCGCGATAACTTCTTATGTTGAGTCTAGTCAGTTTGATATTGGTGATGGGGATCAGTTTAGTTTTGTCCGTAGATTGGTGCCAGACGTGACGTTTAGGAACTCTACAGCCGAAACACCTACAGCAAACTTTACTTTAAAAGCGCGAAACTTTCCGGGTGGTGCCTATCTGCAAAACAATAGTAAAGCAGTAGAGAAGACGGCATCAGTTCCTGTAGAGCAATTTACACAAGATGCACATGTCAGGCTGCGCGGCAGATCAGTTGCGATTAGAGTTGATAGTAATAACACTGGCACAGGATGGAGACTTGGTTCTCCACGAATAGATGTGCGTAGTGACGGGAGACGGTAATGTCTCGCAATCTTGCTATACCATACTTCCCCAACGCCCCACGGGAGTACAATCAGCAGTACATATCTGAAATCGTGCGAGCCTTTTCTGTGTATGTACAGCAGGTTCAAAACCCCGGTGAGGGGCGAAACACATTTGGCGTATTTACCAACTTACAGACGGATGATTCTGGTTTAGAGACTGGGGCTATCTTTAATTACGGTGGATATGTTAAGATAACACAAACAAACACACCACATGCTCGTGGATCAATAGGAACTGGAGCTGTTGGCTCAGTAACAATAACAACTACATAGGTGAACCATGTCTGATGAAACCGTAATTACAATGTCCGATGGTGGTCGATGGAGACCTGCTACATCTGTTGACACTATTCAGTGCCACAACTGTGATAACTTGGTGGACACACCAGAAGAAATAGCTTCGTATCCTGATGGCAACTGCCCAGACTGTGGCGAGTCATGGACAGGAGAAACTAAGAAGCACACAGCTATCACTGTGACAATGCCACAAGCAATGGACGGAGGGACTTTGTAATGCCCATGCAAGATCTAGGTGTCAATAGCGCACCATCAAGAACTGTATCATCAAGTCCAAGACCTCGTCCAAGACCAGAAAGATCTATAGTGGATAGAGCAATGGGTGGCATTAGAAGTGCTGGGCGGCAAATTAGAGATGATTTTAGACACGCAACTGGGCAGCAAAGATATACTGGCTCAGATTTAGCTGACTTCAATACACGTTCACAGCGATCATCTGAAGCTAATGAAAGATTTAGGAATAGAGATAGAGGCGACGGCGGTGGCTCTTCATCTCAACAGACTGCCGATCAAGCTCCAGACATGACAGATCAGTATGCTGAAAACCTTCGTCGTTACAATGAGTATATGGAAAGCCAACAGCCACAAGGCCCAGCGGTCACTCCTGAGATGCGTCAGGCTGCATTGCAAACTTTTGAATCTCAACGTGGTGCAGGTCAAATGCCATACTACATGGCGGCAGCGGCACAATCACAAGACCCTAACATGAGTCCAGCTTTCCAATATGCTGCACAGAACTACGGCACACTTGGTGGTTCACAGCGGCTTGCGCCCCGTCCGATGGAAATGATGAGCGTAGCAGAGCGTCGTCAGATAAATGACATGGCGCAAGCTATGGCGGATCAAGCCGCACAAGAGCAAGTGGCACAAAATCAATATCAACAAGGTATGGACACGGTTATGCGTGGTGGTGGTAAAGGTGGCCCTGCTGTAATGCCACAACGACCTATGCCTCAAGCTAATCCAATGATGCCTACAAACATGCCACCTAACTTCGGAGCGATCTTGGCTCAAAGGTTTGGGAGAATGTATTAATGCCAGCAACAGTGTTAGATGATTGGAAAGTTCTACCACGTCTCATGATGTTGGCGGTTACGATCCTTACATATCAGGCAGTGCATTGGTTTATGGGCTTGCCTGATCCATCTGTTGCACAGAGCGGTCTTGTATCTGTGTGCATGGGTGCTTTGACGGGATGTTTTGGTATATGGATGGGTAAAGAATCTACGTCTACAAAGAAAAAAGTTGTTGAAGAGGAATTACTATGATTGCTCAACTGATAGGGCCAATAGCTAATTTAGCAGGGAGTTGGTTTGATGCGAAGTCTCAAGCACAGGCTGCAAGTGCAAAACTCAAGCTAACAGAGGCGGAAGCTAAAGCTAAGATAATGCTTAGTAAAGAAACAAGTGTGGCTGACTGGGAACGCATCATGGCACAGGGTTCTCAATCGAGCTGGAAAGACGAGTGGTTCGTCATTGTCCTGTCTATACCGCTTGTCTTGGCGTTTGTTCCCGGTACTGAGGGCTGGGTAGATAGCGGTTTTGAACAGCTTTCCAAAGCGCCAGACTGGTATTTTTACAGTTTAGGTATCGCCATATCAGCGTCATTTGGTGTGCGTGGCGTACAGAAGTTCTTTAAGAGGTAACGATGGCTGATATGAAGATACCTGTTGCTCTAGTCTTTGCTATGGCTGTGCAGTTGGTGGCGTTAGTCTGGTATATCTCTGGTATGGTTCACGACATTGAATATCTTGAGGGAACAGTATCGGCACAACAAGATATCATTGATCTACTTAACGCAGATGTAAATGATTTGTGGGAGTTCTGCACCTTTACTGAAAACAAATGGGCGGAAAGCTACACCTCTGACATGGTCTATGAGCGTGTCTGTGGGACGAAGGAGTTTGTAGATGAGTAAGGCACTAAAGATTTTACAAGAGAAATGTGGTGTTACAGCAGATGGCGCGTTTGGGCCGAATACAGCCCGTGCAATAGCTAGGCACTACAACTGGACATCAAAGCGAGGCGCACATCTTCTAGGGCAAGCTGCTCACGAGAGTGGCAACTTCATGGTGTCT